TGACTGACTGCATGCACATGTTGGCGAGCTTAATCTGCCTGAGGAGCCGTTCCGTCGATACGTTGACGACTTCCAGTTTTGTTGCTGCCATCACATCACCTCCGAGACTGCCTTCCTGAGCGCAAGCACCTCATGCGTCTGGAGGTCGTATCTGTGACCGTCCACGATGGCATAAGGGTATCGGCTGTTGATGTTCTTTATCTGCCATGCTGTCGGAACTTCATTGTTCACCCTCACGAGCATTTCCGCACCCAAGCTCCCATCGAGCCTGCGATATGCTCGGATACTCTTCGTCGTGCTCATCCCAACCCCTCCCGATTGACCACTATCCAGAGCATCGAGTAGGCGAGTGCTCCGAGGGTGATGAGCATGTTGCTTGTCGTGTAGCCCCTCGTGCAACTGATCGCACCGGCGAGGATGAGAGATGTGCTTGCTCCGAATGATAAGATGGAGCGAATGTTGTGCTTACTCATAGTGATTTTTCTCCTTTTCTGCTTGCTCTCCGTGAGCTTAATCCGCAAAAAAAATAGTGTTGACCGTCCGCTTGTAGTATTCGGAGATGCGCTTCTTAATCTCGTCTCTGGGGATTCTATCGCCGTTCTCATACATGGAATAGGCGGACGGCGTGACACCGATAGCCTGCGCAACTTCCGCCTGTGTACGGCTCCCTCTGAGCTTTATGAGGCGGTCTGCGATTTTCTGATTATCCAAATTTTCACCTCCCTTCTTTCGTAATCACTGCAAGAAGTCAAACAGTGTCATCTGTGCCTTCTCTTGCTCAAGCGACTGCATATTTTTTACAGCCTGCTCGAAATATGCATCTTTCAGCTCAATGCCGATTGCTTTGCGCCCCATCTTTACGGACTGGTAGACTTCCGAACCGATACCCATGAACGGAGTAAAAACAGTATCATCCGGATTTGAGTAGAGATTCACGATCCGTTCAATCACGTCGAGCTGGAGCGGGCAAATATGCCGTTCTGATTCTTCGTCTGAAAACATGCGGTTGAGTGTGTTGCTCTGATTGATATCCCACCAAACAGGGCTGTTATATTCGTCCCATATCGGGCTTGCTACCTGTTGCCAAAGCGATACCGGATAGCTTTCGTTTGTGTGCGTCACCCTATTAGGGTTGTCGCCGGGCTTCCGCATGTAAACAACGTAATCCGGAATGCCCATCCTGCTCATGCAGCTATCTTTTTTAATTTGTTTATGGAGCAGCCCGAGTGCTTTTGTTCTCTGCATGGCAGTAACCGGATTTTTCCAGATGCATACCTCAGAGTGATAAATAAATCCGTTCTTCTGAAATAACCGGATTAAATCGCCTCGAAAATCTTTTATGCCGATATATCCGTCTCGTTCTTTTGATGTCGGAAGGTTCATGCAGTGAACCGCCATAATTCGCCCCGGCATAAGAATTCGATATAGCTCGCTCACTATGAAATCAAAGTGCTGAAAGAATTCCTCGTCATTTCTCGAATTGCCTAAATCCCTATCACTGTTTGAATACGTATACAGTGATGAGAACGGCGGGGAATACACGATCAATCCGATACTGCCATCCGGCACGCCTCTTATTACTTCGGTTGTATCTCCGCAATACATGGCGTACTGGTCGGTGATGTACTGGTCTTTTACATTCATGCCCATTTAGGTATTTCCATCTCCTTTCTCGGATTGTACGTATCAACAATCCGTGTTGTGTGCTTGATTTCCGACAACGTGACTTCCAGCATAAGCGCGGTCATTTCCTTTTGCATCTCGTCCATCTGGGCTTGCTTGCGTTCGATGTTGTTAAGTATGTTTACTTCCTTCTCGGAAAGAATGATGTAAACATTCACTTCTTCGGTCTGACCAAACCGCCAACACCTTCTCACCGCCTGATAGAATCGCTCATAGCTGTCAGACAGTCCGCAAAATATCATGTTGTGGCATGATTGGAAATTACTGCCAAATCCAAATATTGACGGCTTGCTCACAAGGCAATGAATTTTCTTGTTCGCAAAATCAATGCTTGCCTGCGCTTTATATTCCGGTTCGTCCGAGCCTTTGACCTCAATGCTATCAATGCATTTCTTTGACAGCATGGCGGATTCGTCATTGTAGTCCACCCAACACAGCCACGTTTCATTTGATCCGTTTGCGAGCGCCGAAGCCCTATCCGTTCTATCTTCCATAGACTCTTTGCGGGCTTCCCTGCGCTCTTGCAGCGTTTCGGCGGCTTTTACGAACAGCTCATAATCACCGACTTTTGACTTTGTAAAGATTGTGTTGATGTGAAGTTTCGGCAAATCATATCCGTCAATCTCATATCCGAGTTCGTTTGGATTATTGAAACAAACCGCCCATGTTGCCATCCATTCCCAGAACTTGCTCCGCCCTGCCTTTTTCAGTCTCCAGTCTGCCGTTTTACCGCCATCATGTACAAAGTATGTTGCAAGCATTTCCGTTCTGCTCATAATTCCGAGAAATTCGCATGTTGTTCCGATTTCAGTGAAGTCATTCGGTGCGATCGTGGCGGAACATAGCAATTTATATGGCGTCTTTGCGAATAGCTCCGTGAGTTGTCCGGTCGTTTTTGATGTGAACGATTTAAGAATAGATGATTCATCCAAGACTATTCCAGAGAAAACAGAAACATCGAAGTGTTCTATCATCTCATAATTTGTGATATTCAATCCGCCTTTTACGTCATCTTGCGACCTGCACACATGAACGGTCTCAATGCCAAACTTGCGAGCTTCTTTTGCAGTCTGATTCACAACGGACAACGGCGCAAGGATTAGCACCGGCTTATTCGTGTACGCATGGACTTGATGCGCCCATTCAAGCTGAATAATTGTCTTGCCGCAACCGCAACCAATCAATATAGCGGACTTGCCTTTTTTAAGCGCCCACCTGCATAAGTCCTTTTGAAAATCAAACATGTTCTGATTTAGGTCGGCGCTATCAACGTCAAATCCGGATGGCGTTGCGGTTATGGCTTTTGTCTTTAAGAAATCGTGATATGCATTACCACTCATAAGCCATAGCCTCAAACATGCCCTCGATGTCATCGTCATCGCTTAATGTGATATTGCATTCCTCGCACATTTCCACGAAGTCATTCATGTCATCGGAGCCGATCAGTAAGAGCATAAGCTCATAAACGCTCGTGTATCTGTCCTCTGTGAACCTCTGCTCTGCCTCGAATGCGAGCTTTTCGCAAGTCTCATCCGACAGCCATTCAGATAGTTTCTCGGTAAACATTTCCTTTGTTATCATGTTCTTTTTTCTCCTTTCTGTGTTTTTTGCTCACACCTCGCGAGCACGATGTAAGAATATCACGTATCGTGAAGTTTGTCAACACGTTTTGTGAATATTTTTTATTGTTTTTGCTCACGCTACGTGTATAATAATAAGTAAGAAAAACCCGAAAGAAGGTGACGACATGGCAACATTTAAGGAGAGATTTAAAGAGCTGAGAAAAAATAAGGGGTTGAGCCAGCGAGAACTTGCTATTGCGTTGCATATGAGCAACAGCACTATTGCGATGTACGAGACCGGAAAAAGACAGCCGGATTTTGAGGCGTTGGAACAAATTGCCGATTTTTTTAACGTAGATATGGATTACCTTCTCGGGCGAAAGGATACTACCCACAAAATAATTGAAGTCCACCCACACGGACACTCCCCCGAATACTATGAAGACACCACCGTCCAGAAAGTGACCGAAGCCATGCGGACGAATCCGGAAAGCAGAATCGTTTTTGATGCGGTGAGTGACATGAAGCCGGAGGATTTGATTGTAATTGCGAAGCTTATCGAAAAGAAATCTGACTGACGCACGTGTGTATCTCGTGTCCCTGCCGCCTCGCATACGGTCGTTTGTGTGCGAGAAGGACAATTATATCACTATCTGCATAAACGAGTCCCTGTCGCCCGATGCAAGGCGCAGGGCATACGAGCACGAACTTTACCATCTGGAACACGACGACCTACACAGCGACCTGCCAACCGGATTGCTCGAAATCCGAGCGCATAAAGAGGGATAGCCATGTGGACACAACCATACAAAGATAAAGTTCGCTACTTCGAACGATACCGAGACACTGCCGGAAATGACTTTGTTTTATCCTGCATCATGCCGAAAGACACCTCACAGAACCGCAGGAAGGCAAAAGACAAGCTCGACCTAAAGGCGCGCAAACGCCAACCCAAAACATCGAGCCTCACCTTTTCCGAGCTCGTGAACCTTCACAATGCCTACCAGCTCGCACACTGGAAAGCCTCGACCGCCGAGCAGGATCGTATGCAGTCTGTCAAGCTCGTGGCGCTGATCGGCGAAAGCTTCCCCATCGACAAGCTGACTGCCGGATATATCACGCAGGTACTCGACGATTCCGGCATGAGCTCGACGTGGAAGAACTCGAAGCTCAAGCACCTGAAGCAAATCATCCGGTGGGCATACCGGCAGCAGTACATAGAAAATACGGAATGCATCGACCGGATGACCAGATGGCCCGAAAAGAGCGCACGGGCAAAAGTAAAGGAGAAGTATATGGAAAAGTCAGAACTCAAAACCCTGCTCGACAGCATGGATGACGTGGGCTACTGCATGATAACAAAGATGCTCGCCCTGACCGGGATGCGGATAGGTGAGCTCATCGCTCTGGAACTAAAGGACGTGGATTTCGAGCAAAACGTTATCCGCATCACAAAAACTTACGAACTGAACGCAAAGAAGGTTGGCACCCCGAAGACATTCGACTCCGCCCGTGAGATACACATGCGTCCGGAAGTCGTGGAGCTTGCCAAGTCTGCCGTACTCCGCTCCAAGCAGATAGGGCTCGCAAACGGACACCGCAGTAAGCTCCTTTTTCCGTGGCACGATGGGAGCTATCTGCACTATGATGCATACAGAGCATACTTTAACCCACGAGCGGAAAAGGTCACTGGACGGAAGCTGACTATACATTCACTCCGCCACACGTTCACATCGCTCATGGCGGAGGCGGACGTGCCCATCTCGATAGTCAGCCGTCAGCTCGGGCACCACGATAGCAAGGTCACGGCAGACATCTATATGCACGTGACGGAAGAACGGAGAAAGAAGGATGCCGCCCTGCTCGATACGGTCAGAATCATGTAGCAAAAATGTAGCAATCTCAGCTTACCACAGCGGTCAAATTCCAAGCGATTAAGCGGAAAACAAGCGATATTTACCGCACAGCCCACCACAACCACACAAATTATGTAGCCCTACCGGCTAGTCGAACTCATCCCCGAAAATGTTGATTTTATCAGCAATTCGGGGATTTTTCTTTGCTTGAAAATCGGGAAATGTAGCAGAAATGTAGCAAACGAACTGAAGAACTGAAGAAATGAACTCAAGAAATAAAAAAGAGGGACGGAATATCCGCCCCTCGCTTAATGTTTCGCTTTAATTCACTTAAATTCGAATCTAATTCAACGCGTTGTGTTAGGTGTCGAGTTACCGGCAAGTTAGCCCTTGCCGAACAGTCTCGCCCACGTCAATGGCCCGCACCAGCCATCGACTTCCAAGTTGTTTATTTTCTGGAACTCTTTAACTGCGAATTCCGTATTCTTCCCGAAATCTCCATCAATCCCAATCGGCTGGCTGTCCGCCCCTACAAATCCCATCGCATAGAGCATAGTCTGGAGCGTCTTAACGTCCGCACCCGTCGAGCCCATATGAACCTTTTCAAATTCCACCATATATGTATCCTCACCCTTTCCGTTGTAGATTTCCATCACTCGCTTCTTGAATCCGTCCCACGTCCAACTCGTGCGCCTCTGATTGTTCAGCACATATGGATTCGGGCAGATTTTTCCGGTAACGTCATAGTGCCGGATAACGTGGTCGATGCTGATGCCGTACTCCCGCATGAGCTGAGCGACCAGCCACGCCGCTGCTTCCTGAGTCTCCTGTGTGAAATACCAGAGATAAGAATCTCCGGAAAGGTCTTTCGCAGTTGTATCCGCACATACTCCGCACTCAATGCCGATGGAGTTGTAGTTGGTGCACTTGCCGTAGAACGTGTGCCCGCCATCGCCCTGTAAGCCTCCGCCACAATGCCAGACAACGCCTTTTCTCGGGTCGACTGCCTTGTAAATCTTGCCTGCCCTCGTGACGTTATAGTGCCCGCCATATCCACCGCCATAGAGATAGGGGTTGTCTGCGTTCGGCACTCCCAGATAGTGCATGACGATGTATTTGATCGCTTGCGTCCTCGTTCGTGGCGCATGATTTTCTGTTGTGATGTCAATGATCATGTGCATTGGTGTCTCCTTAAGGTCGTACTGCGTCAGATTGTACTTTGCTATAATCTTAACAATCGAATAATCATATGTCGGGTCTGTACAATAGCCCCGCTCCCGTACCTGCTTAATCAGTTCGCCCGGGTCTGTAATTCCGAGCACGTCCCGATACTTGTATGCGCCATCATCTCGCTTTGCGTCCCTCATAAACTGGCAATAATCCATGATGCACGAGCGGATGTCGTTGTATTTCCGGAAAGCATCGTTTATGTATGTGAGCTTGCCATTGTACCATTCCGGAGTTTGCTTGATGATGTAAGAACCATCCCACCACTCGGACATCCATGTGTCATTGAGCAAGTTCCGCTTCATGCCGAGAATGTTATTCGCTTCCATCAGCACGAAGCAGTCGTTATCGAGCCCGTAGCCGTTCTCCTGACACGCCTGAGCGATGAGGACAGAAGTAAGATATCCGTATTTCCGCTGAGCCTCCTGCGCATACGGCACTATCTGCTCGATGTAGTCTTTTTCGGATTTACTTTTCATTGTGTTCTCCTAAAAGAAAAGGCGGAGCCGAAGCCCCGCCGAAATGTGTTTATTCTTCTTCTTTGTCGATGCTGTCCTTGACCTTTCCGAGCTTGTCACGGATGGACAGCGGTATCGGTACACCCGCCTGGTCGAGGTTTTCCAGTACGGAAAGAGCCTCCATAAGCACAATGTAGATGGATAGCAGTGTCGCCACATGGGCTTTTGCGACCACGTCGAGTGCATACTCGGCAATAAAGGCAAGAATGACAATCAGGAGCTCCCCGCACTTGCGGTAAAGCCCTGTCCGCATCTTCGTGCTGTCCCATGTGCCGTTCACGCTTGCCTGTATCCATCCGGTGATGATGTCAGCGACTGCTCCCACGACCGGAAGCAGGAAAATCCAGTAAGGGTGTGTATAAGTGATGTCCTGTAAGATTTCCAATGTTGTACCTCCCCTAAATGGGCGTTTAGTTGACTTAGTGCCACAATAATTGATTCTATGTGTCACCTCATATCTAGTCCTGTTAGATATTCGCATCATACCGGACTTTACCCGGAATAATAGTTCCGTTTGTGGTTACGCCTGTGATATATGGGTCAAGAGCAAGCACTGTGCTTGCGGAATCGACTGTCCATACTTCGTAGCCTATACCCTGTGCAATACAGTTTGCCGCCCTTCCTGTGTTATTGGAATCGAGAAATACTTCGTTAGTACCAGTAAGGTAGCTCTTTGCTGTCTGTGGAAGTGAAGGAGTTCCCATGTCAAGGAAACCAAGCCTTGCTGTTGCATCATAGTCTTTTACATATCCAAGAAGTGCTGTATCAAAAGATATGTATGTTTCTTTTCCTTTAAGACCATGAGCTACAACTGCATCCACAACCGCTTCAATCTGAGCCTGTGTTCCAGTTTTCAGTTCGATGTAAGGTCGCAGACCAATGTTTTTGCACAGGGTCAAAAATTCGCCAAATGTGGGGATTTTTGTCCCAGCATAAGAAGAACCCTTCCATACACCGAAATCGTAGGTCAGCGCCTGTTCATAGGTAATGTCAGCAATGTTGACCGTGGAGGAAAGTTGTGTGCCATCTGAATTTCTTGCTGTCCTGTTGATGGATTCATCATGCAGACAGACCGCAACATCATCCGATGTAAAGCGCACATCGGTTTCGACATACACGAATCCGTTCTGCCGTGACAACTTAAATGCAGGAAGGGTGTTTTCCGGGGCAACTGAATTATATCCGCGGTGGTTTACATTCTTCACGATGCTGTCATAGTCGATAACAGAGGATGCTCCGCTGGAGCCAATTACATTTCCCTCAATATCATACAAAGTCATGTCGTTGCCTCCTTTTTAAATGCTGTAAATCCGCAGACCTGTTATTGTACAGTCGAAAATCTGCTGACCGTCATTCTGCGTTCCTGTCGGAGCACCTCCGATAGAAATACTTCTACCAAAATTATATACGGTAGGTATTGTGTAAATTGGAGTGCCGTCGACATAAACAGTCATGCTTCTGCTTGAAGATATTTCACACGATACAGTATGCCCACTGAAAGCATTGGGGTCACTGGGTATTGTCTGTCCGCTTACTGCGGTTGGTATCTGCCATCCGTTCTCATAAGCAGTCCATTTGTCGGAGCTTTTGCGAATAAGTAATGAATGCGCAGCGTTGCCAGAGTTGTTATTAAGAAATCTTATGTGTTTTGACGTATTGCCTTTGAAGTCCATCGAAGCAACATCCATCTCAATAACTTTGCTTGCGATTTCGTCAAGCGTGACAAACTGTGCGACTTGCCCTGCTTCTGTGAAATGCAGTCCGCTTGAATCCCTTGTTGGAAGATTTCCAGCCGTAACAGTGTTGATGAGAGTGGCTTCCGTATTGTCGACTGTATCAACAAGGGACCGTGTCAAATCCCAAGCATATAGAAGCGTTCTGCTGTCCACAGTTGCCGTAGCAGAAATCACAATATCACCCGTTACCTCTGCAATGCTTACTATTCCATTTGACCATGCGGATGCGGTAATATCAATGCCGCCCATCGTCACGGTATAAGCCGTGAAAGGAAGAAGATAACCGACCACAGGAGTGATGTTTGCCGTAAATGTCGAACCTTCTTCAGCCATTGTCTGAGGATTGCTTGATTCGCAACCAGTCAGATTATAAGTAACTGTATATGTTGCGGCAATACCACTGACTGTTACTGCGCATGTGGCAGAATAACCGCCGCAGGATGCTGTAATCGTTGCCGTGCCGTTTCCGACTACAGCAACAGTACCATTACTATCCACAGTCGCAACACTGGTATTACTGGATACCCATGTGACCGTTCCTGTCGCATCGGATGGGCTTAATGTTGCTATCAAAGTTTCGCTAGTCAGAGCTGTGAATGTCAGTGTGGACTTATTCAGGCTGATTCCCGTCACCGCCACATTCCATGCAGAATTGAAAGCATCAACAAGGTTCTGAGCACTGGGAGTAGTGAACGCACCGCCAAGAGCGTTGATAACATTCATTAAGGTCTGCTTCTGCGTGGATGAAAGACCGCTTCCACCACTATCGGATTCCAGCGCCTCAACACGCTCGTCTAAGTCTTCTAAATCAGCCTTTATCTGACTAACATCCGCACTCAAATCATCGACATCTGACCGTATTTCTGTGTAATCTCCAGATGCCGCTTCCGCCGCCTCCTGCGCTTCCTGTGCGTACTGTGCGCACTGAGCAAGCACCGTTCTTGCTTCTTCCGTTGTTCCATCTGTTGTACCGTCTGGATGAGGGGACGGTTCGACATACATCGTAAAATTCGCCGTGCCGATAGACTGCCCGCCTGCCTCGATCTTCAGCTCTGCCGGAAACTTCCCGGCCTCCTGCGTCATGGCAAGGGTTGTCGCGACCGTCGCAACGTTTCCGGACACAGTGCATGTCTCGCTGAATCCGAGTTTTGACGGCTTTCTGCCGACGATCGTTACCGTCGAACCGGTAGGCGGAGTGAACGGAGAAAGGCCGTCGTACAGACTGAAGGCAAGCGTCCGCCCCGTGTCGCCCTGTGAGATGTTGACCCTTGCTGGATTCGCAAGTCCAACTCTTATATTAACAGCATAATTTTGTGTGTTCATCTACATCCTCCTCACTGTCGAGGTGACAAGCCCACGGATGATATTATGCAGGGGCTTTTTCAAACTCTCCAGTTCGATTTTCTCGTATCGTTCCGCCAGCGGATCCCATACGGTCTTAACGACTTTGACCTTCTTATCAAGTCCGAATGACGGATAGACAACTCGCACCGTGTCGCAAAGTCTGACCGACCTGCTCGGCAAGTAGCTGTATTCCGGAAGCTTTGATAACTCGTTCCACGTAACGGATATGTTGTTGTACAAATTATTCCACGGTTGCTTTGCTTCCAATGCCGCTGCATACGGGTCGGCTACTGTCGCAAATGCCGCCGCCGTGTCCGGTTGCGTCGTGAATTCGCTCGTGATGTCTATCTCCTGTATGTTCGGCATGTCGAGCATTATTGTGTCCGCGCCGATGTTGTAATAATAAATCTTGCTATGTGCCACTCGCTGGTCGACAAGGTGGTATAAGAAGCATCCGGTATAGCATTCGCCTGTCGAGGTTTGCCCGGTTATCTCCGAGATGTTCTTGCCGTACTCAATGGTGATGCCGGTATCGTTTCCCCTCGACTCCATGAGCATAATGCCGTTCGCGCTGTATTTGACTTCACCGCGTTTTATCTTGTCGACAATCGAGCCCTCCTCGCCCACGATAAAGGGTAGCACGTAGCCAGGGAGCGCCTTTGGGTATGTCAACGATGCGGTAATGTCCGTTGAAAACTGGATAGCGCAAGACGGATACTGCGCCGCCCATCCGCTCGACATGGAGTTTAGTGCTGTCATTACCGATGCAACCGTCTGAGAGTTTCGTGGGTATGGTCGTACCGGCATGCGCTGTAAGACCATCTGCACAGTATGCCTCGCCTTGACCTTTGCGGTCTTCATATTCCGTTCAATACTGTAAATCCGGAAGGGTTGTTCCTCTAAGCTGTCATCATGCGATGACAAGATTATCGCGCCTTCCGCAAGCTCATCATACCGAACGCCGCTCAGAGGGTACTCCATTTCAAGGTCGAATGCGCCGTTTTGCTCCTCACTGACCTTGCAACTGATTGCATCCGGAAGATAGCCGTGCGCTGTATCGTATGAGGTTGTGTCTGACGGAAATATCTTAAGGATCATATCGTGTAGAACCTCGGTTTGATGCGTATATGGATATCGTCACGAGTAACATACGCGCCCTGACTGTCAAATGGGCGGAACACAATGATAGTTGTTGCGCTGTTCGGCGCAAGCGTCATTCCGTAGTGCGGAGCAATCGTCACGCCATTATTCAAATGATCTGTATATGAAGTTGCGTACTCCGTGAGCTCCTCGAACACAACGCCTTCCACCACAATCTGGTAGTCCTTGACGACTTCTCCCATTTCCGTGTAGTACGTATATTTGACGTTCTGCTCTTCTTCCGGTTCGGTTTCTGGCTTGACTATGACCATTCCACCGTTTTTTGAGCCATCAGCCGGCAAGAACGCCAGACCTACCCATGCGCTTATTTGTATCTCCGGATACGCCGGGAACGGCGTGTTGTTGACTATCTCAATGCCGTGTTCGCCCGTATAATCCGTGAGCACAATCTCATCCTCTCCGGATTTAAGCCATTTCTGAGGCTTGCAGTCAAATGTTACGTTGAACTGTCCACTACGGTTGAGCGTGCCGACCTTTGGAGCTATGCCCGGCACAAATCTTGCCATGCGGTAGTAGAGCGGATGGTATTCATCCTCGAGTCGGTAATATCTATCCGACCTCACCGCGAGGAACTGCGCGAACGCTTCCCACCCGTCCGCATAGCTGTCAAAGTCCTGCATGATGCCCGCGGGGTAGCTGATATCAACATTATCAAACCCCCCCGCCTCGACGATCAAATCGCCATTCCTTCCCGGCACCTGCGCTTTCGTGACCCGCCTCGTCGGCTGAGCCCATGTATTTTCACCTGAGACGATAACGCCGAAATCCGAGAATCGGCGATTGTCAAAAATCACATCACCCATACACAAGCCCCTCTCCGACAAGCTCGGTCTGTATCTTATCTATTACAAGCTCGGCAATAAGGTTTTCGTCCTGACCTTCTGCCGCGTTAATTGTTACGTTGATGCCGCCATAGTTGACGGAGTTGCCCGCTCCGGCACCTACCAGAGACGGAAGATATGCCACGTCACCCGCTCCTAAGATAGCCGCCGTCCGTTTAAAGAGGTCGATTGCCCTTGTTCGCTCGGAAGCGTCGAGGGGAATGACAACCTCGGGACGGTTACCCTCAGCCAGCCATGACAGCTGCTCCTGATTAATAAATCCGCCTCGTGCGTTGTGCGCGACTCTTTGAACTATCTCGCTGACCGTCCGCTGTACGTTCTGGACGATATTTACGACCGCCCTGAATGGGTGATTGGAGAAATAGCTCTGCGCCTGAGCATGTGCCGTAGATGCCGCCGAGACCGCATTCGACACGCTTCCGACGCGTCCGGTCATTGGCGCCGCGATGATTGGAACCATCCCGGCTTTTGCGGAGCTTGCCGATTGCTGACCGCCGTTTACTCGGTTGACGTTGCCCTGCATCGGATTTTTGATGATATTAACCATGCCCGACTTTGCAGTGTTCGCCGCCGCATTTCCGCCGTTGACCTTGTTCACAAAACCATTCATTGGTGTCCGCACCGTCATGTCCATGGTGTCATGCGCTAACTTCGCCGCCGAGCCCGCCCCGAGCACCTGCCTGACGCTTGCGTCCATTGGTTCCTTAATGACCGGATCCATTTCGGATTTAGCCTTTGCCGCCGCTTCGGGCCCGCCATCCACCGATTCGACATGACCGTGCAGGGCTTTATTTTTAAACGCATCCTGCGCTGCCTGTATAGCCTTGTCGGTCGCCTCGGCGTTGGACGTGATGATCTTATCTGCCGCCTTGCTTGCCTCGTCGCCCGCCTTGTTCGCCTCGGTTCCGATGTTGGCGTAAGCATCAGCCGCCGCCTGTACGCCCTCTGGGGTGCCTTTTGCAGCCTCCTCCATGGACTTATTCAGGCCATCGACCTGCGTATCAGCTTCAGCCGCCGCACCTGCCGCAGTCCGGTAGGCTTCCGCTGCCTGTTCAACGGCTTTGTTTGCCTGCTCCTGCGCGGTCTTGGCTTTTTGCTGTCGCTCGATGCCTTTTCCGGTCGTTGCGTCCGATGCGGAAAGAGCGGCGTTGAGTTCCTTCTGAGCCGCCTCGGCGTTTCTGACCGCTTCGGTATAGGTGTCTTCCGCCGTCGATAATGCTGTATGCGCATCCGCCTGAGCCTTGAGTGCCGCCGGATAGTCTTTCTGGAAAGCCTGCGCAATCGCCTGAGCTTTGAGCTTTTCGATGTTCTGATCGATCGCTCCGTTGATTTCCTCGAGCGCCTGCTTGCTGTTCTCGGCTTGCGCAATGAATTCCGTGGAGTAGTCCGTACCCATCGCCGCATTTAGCTGAGTGAGGGCATATTCCGCAGTCGCTTCCATGCCTTCTTTAAGGTGTCCGGTCTCATCATAGCAACTGTTGAGCATGCTGCGGAAATAGTCAAGATTCGTTCCGGCACCCTCGAAGCCTGCCGCACTCTCCTCAATCGCCGCGCCTACACCATCGACCTGAGCCGCCGCCTGACTTGCCGCATCTGCCGCCTCTTGCGTCTTCTGGGCAAATGCCGCCTGCTCTTCCGTGGTCTTTCTGAGCTCTTCGCCCGCTTTGGTAAATGCCACCGCCAAAAGTCCGAGCGGAGCAAGAACTGCCGTGGCAAGTCCCGCCGTAGAGCCTAAGCCCGCCGCGAAGAACTGACCCGCGCCGCCTGCCGCTTCCATAGCGGTTTGGATTTTGCCGAACTCGATAGCTGCCTTACCAACGAATGTTGTCACCTGCCCAACTGCTGTGACGGTTTTTCCGACACCAAT